TTACTGGTTACTACATTGAATACTCTAGCGACAACTTCGCAACTTCATCAAATACAACCAGCACTACAAACAGTAAAACTATTACTGGACTTACATCAAACACTACATACAAGTTCCGTGTCTATGCACGAAATGTTGTTACAGATAATGAAGCAGGTCTAAAGGGTTCTGCGGTATCAAACACAGCAACAGGCACTACTGCCCTTACAGTGACCGCTCCTACTGCTTCGGTTATTACACCAACTGTAAACTCTGATACATCCATTTCCCTTTCTTGGACTGCCTCTACTGACAACGGTAATGGTGGAACAATCACTTACAAGTTGTATCAAAAGTCTGGCACTGGTTCATACGCTCTAATCTATGGTCCAGCATCTAGCCCAAGAACTTATACATCTACAGGTTTATCTGCATCTACTACTTATACATACAAAGTAGAGAGCATCAACAATACATACACCACTACTTCTACTGAAGTAAATGCAACCACTCAGGCTGCTAAGACTGTTCCTGGTGTTCCATCTGTTACTGCTGGAACTATCACTGGAACTAGCGTTCAACTGAACTGGTCTGCGGTAAATGATGGGAATGACCCACCAGTTACCTACTACATTGAAAAGGAGAATACATTCAATGGTGGAACTTATACGCAGATTGCGACAACTACCTCTCTTACTTATACTGCGTCAGGTCTTACTGGCAGCACTGATTATCGTTTCCGTGTTCGTGCTGGCAACGCTACTGGCTATTCTGGCTATGGCGTTCTGGTTGCGACAACTCTAGCAATACCTGTTTGGGTAACTACTTCTCTTCCTGTTGGAACGGTATCAGTAGCATACTCAGCAACACTAAACGCTACAGGAGTTCAGGCTAGCAATGGATACTCAATCGTATCTGGAACACTTCCTGCTGGTCTATCTCTGAACACTACTACTGGTGCTATCACTGGAACACCAACTACCAACGGAACATCTAACCTAACCTTCCGTGCTACCAACGCTAATGGAACTGCTGACTTTATTACCTACATCTCTATTGGTCAGGCTACTGCTATCAAGGTTCGTAATGCTGGTAATACTGCTTGGGTTCCTGTAACTGCAACTAAGGTTCGTAATGCAACAGACACAGGTTGGAATGTGGTTATCGGAGTATTTATCCGTAATGCTACTAATACAGGATGGACGAATCTCGGATGATACCTGGCAAAGACATAGCATTTGATTTACGCAATCGTAAGTCAACATCTGTAACGGCTGCACAAGCCAGCGGTATTCTACCTGCAGGTGGTGCGGCTGGAACTATCCTTACTAAAACAAGTGCTGCTGACTACGATGTTTCTTGGGCTACTAACAACGCTATCAACAAGGGTGATGGCTTCTTCGTGCGTATCCGTAACAACACTGGCTCTACTCTAACTAAGGGTCAGGTTGTCTACCCTAATGGTGCTAATGGCAACATCGTAACTGTAGCCTTGGCTCAAGCAAACAATGACGCAAACTCTGCTAGAACATTTGGTCTTGTCTCTGAAAACATCCTTGTCAATGATGAGGGATGGGTACAGATTGAAGGATACCTAAACGGTGTAGACACTCAGAGTTTTACTGACGGTGCTCAGTTGTACCTCTCTCCTACTACTGCAGGTACATACACACAGACCAAACCATCTGCACCTAACCACCTTGTCTATGTTGGTGTAGTCGCTAAGGCTGCATCTGGAGCAGGTGGCGGAAGTATTCTAATCAAGGTACAAAACGGCTATGAACTGGAAGAACTTCACGATGTGGCTATCTCTAGTCTAGCCAACAACAACATCTTGCAGTACGAATCTTCTACTGACCTTTGGAAGAACAGAACTATTGCTGCTGCTGGCATCATGGGTCTAGCAGGTGGAACCTTTACTGGCAGCGTGACCTTCAACCAAAACACAACTGGTTATGGAACTCTTACACAATGGTCTAACCAACAGGTACCTTTCGTTGTTCGTGCTGGTCAAAACTGGGCAGGTAACCTAGTTACATTTTCTCTAAACGATACGACAGTTGTTGGTGGTATTGGTTCAAGAGGAAACATCTTTATGGGTTCTACTGGTGGTATTGGAACAAATGCCTATAACCTAAGTGCGACTAACCCATTCGTATCGAGCACTCAAGCAACTTTTACTGTAAGCACAAACACTCCAGGTGGTGCTCAACCATTCGCTGTTGGACAGAAGATAAAGGTAAACAGTGCGAGCCAAGCACAATATAATGGCGACTGGATTGTCACTGCTGTAGGTGGAGTGAATGCTGCTTGGACAGCAACCGTAACATCTGGTAGCGGAACTACCCCATTTACCAATGGTGGTGCTTTGACTGCTACTGGCAATATCACTGTAGAGCCTATGGCTTCGTTTAAGGCTAATGCCCCAAGCGTTGTTCCGTTATCTATTATGTCTGGTGGAACATCTGGTAACGCTACAGACATGTTCCGTCTGTTTGACAGTGCTGGAAACCTAAGAACTTATTTTACTTCTTCTGGTGACCTAGTTGTTCCTGCAATGATTGCTACTTGGCAGACAGACTCTAGAGCACAAGACCGAAATGTTGTTCCAATCAGGGCTAGGTTTACAGTATCTAATGCTCAAGCAAATACCCAGACTTGGGAAAGTAGCACCGCTGTTTATGCTGGTATAAACGCTAGAGGTCAGTTCTTTACTGGTGGAACAACTCCAGTAACTGGTAGCGTAACTATTGCATTTGCTCCTACCGTTGCCCCAACAGGAACAACTGACATAACTATTACTCTCCCAGCAACGCACAACATTGGTGTAGGTCAGACAGTTATTGTAGAAGGCGTTACTCCTGCTGGCTATAACGGAACTTGGAGAGCACAGAACGGAACGACTGGTTCTACACTTATTCTAAACATTGGTTCAAACCCTGGTCCTGTAACTGTAAACGGAACAATCAGGGTATCTTCACAGGTATCTATAACTCCTGACAACATTGCTAGCAGCGGTCTTGTTATCAAAGGTTTGTCTGGTCAGTTAGGACATCTATTTGAAATACAGTCAAGCACTGGTTCATTACTTGCAAGGCTAGAACCAGCAGGTAACTTTATTATTTCTGGTATTGGTGTGACTGGCGGTGACCATAGAGTTGGAACATCTAACTATTACACTGCTGCTTTGAATGTGTTGGCTCGTTCAACAACAGAGCGTGGCATTGTAGTTAGAGGTCAGACAAACCAGAGTGCCAACATGCAGGAGTGGCAAGCATCTGGAGGAACCCCTGTCGCATCCATCACCCCTACTGGTTTCTTAAATGCAAACAGTTCTCAGTATGGAAATACACTTCTTTGGTCTGCCCCTGCATCTACTACCTATTACCTACTAGCCACCCTGCCAACATCTACTGCTGGAACCTATGACCACTTGAGGATTGATGCAACTTATGGAACATGGACTGATGGACAAAACTCAACATCTACTTTTATTTTCTCAAATAGAAATGGGTTCTTCTGGAAACACTATCTATCTGGTCAGGGAACAATCGGCAATGTTAAGTTCAGGGCATACTCTCTAGCCAATGGTTCTGTAGAAATCTGGGTGTCTGGCGAATCAGGTCAGTTTGTAAAATGTGCATACAACATTTCATCTGCACAGCAGGTAGTAACTGTTGCGAACCCCACCTCAACAACTACTGTCCCAACAGGAACTCTAGTCTTTGACTCTTCCAATGTTGCTACTTATCCGCCTGTAGAAAATAAGCACGGTGCATTGAACATTCTTGGAACTACTACTGGAACAGTTCCGTTCTCTGTTCGTGGTGCTAATGGTCAGACTGCTGACATGCAGCAATGGCAAACATGGAATGGCTCTACTGCCACAGTTACTGGTTTCGTAAACTCTGCTGGTAACGCACAACTTCCTATCCTTGGTGTAGGAACCAACGCACTAAGCACACTTGGTGGACAACTGAGAGTTATGACTGCTGGTACTGGAGCAATCGGTATTGCACTTCGTGGTATCTCAGGTCAGACTGCAAACCTTTTGGAAGTCTATAACAACAGCACTAACCCAGTTAACCGTATTCTTCCTAATGGCTCTATGCTTCTTGGTAACACAGCCATTGCGGACAACAACTACATCTCATTCATTAACGCTGGTGCTTCACCTAATGGTATTTCTGGTATTAGATGGGGCGATGGTGCTAATGGAAATAACTGGTTCTCATTAACCGCAGATACAACTTCTGGAAACTTAAGTTTATTAAGAGATGTCAATAAAACTTTTATAGTTAGAGGTGCAAACGGTCAAACAGTAGACATAGAACAGTGGCAAACTTGGAATGGCTCTACTGCCACAACAAGGGCTTACATAACCTCAGACGGTTCTTTCTTAACATCAGGAACCCTAACTACTATGGGAAACCTTAGAGTTGGTGGACTTGCAGGAACTGGTGGAGGTTCTGGGGTTATCGGTATTCTTAATGGAACTGCACCTACATCTAACCCAACTGGTGGCGGTATTCTATTTGTTGAATCTGGTGCTCTCAAATACCGTGGAACTTCTGGTTCAGCAGCAACAATAGTAAATGCTGATGGAGCCAATCCACTTCTTTCTACAAACAATACTTTTACTGGTAATCAAACATGGAACAACTCTGTAAGTCTTGGTCCAGGACTAAATGCTTCCGTTGGTTTTGAGATTGGCTATACAGGCGGTTCGGCTACAACTCCATACATTGACTTCCACTCTGGTGCCACAGCGATTGACTATGACTCTCGCATCATTGCTTCTGGCGGTAATGGAACTAATGGTCAAGGAACTTTAACTTATACTGCTGCAACAAATACTTTTGCTGGAAGTGTCAACACTGCTTTCGGGCTTGGCTTAACTGGCACAACTTCTCCTATTACTCTAAACGGTTCTGCTGGAACTTCTGGTCAGGTATTGGCTTCTGCTGGTGCAGGTAATACACCTACTTGGGTAGATAGAATGTCTAACCCAATGACTACTGCTGGAGACATTATCTATGGTGGTGTATCTGGTGCTCCACTTCGTCTTGCCCCATCTGCAACTAATGGTTGGGTTCTAACTTACGACACTGCAACCAACGCACCCAAGTGGGCTGCTGCATCTGGTGGTGGAACATTTACTGGTGGAACACTAACTAGCACTTTGATTCTTGACGATGGAACTACTACAACTGCCCCACTAAAGTTTGATGCAACTGGCACAAGCGTATTGACTACTCCACAAAAGGGTGCTGTTGAATACGATGGCAAGGTTTCTTACCTAACTCCAGACACAACCCCAGGTAGAGCAGTTAACTGGACTCCCCACTACATAACTTTCTCTAGCAGTCCAGACTTTTCTTCTTCTGGTGCAGCAGTAAGCATTATTGATGGAGCAACAAAGGGTATCACCCTACTTGCTGGTATGACTTATGAGTTTGAACTACAAGTTGCTTTGAGATACCAATCATTTGGAGACACAACCACTGCACTAAACATTGGATGGAATACATCAACTGTATCTGGAACACCAACAGTATCTTGGGTTGAGTATCTTGAATACGCATCCAACACTACTGGTTTTACTACCGCTGCTACTATGAACACTCTGCGTAGAACTTCTGGAACATTCCAGATTTCTGCACCTCTTGGTGCTACAGGCTCTCGCTATATTATCTACAAACAAAAGGGAACGATAGCGATTACTGGAACTGGTTCAATCAAGTTTTACCCTACTCTGGCTGGAACTGCTTCTACTGTGAATGTGCCTACATACCAGAGTGGTTCTAGATTTAGCGTTACTCCACTAGGTAACGGAACCTTTACAGAAGTAGGAGCGTGGGCTTAATGAATGAAATAAAAGAACTTCTTGCCACTTGGGAAATGGATGAATACAACAACCAGGCTGGCTTGAAATCTGCTTGCGATGCAATCAAACTATTGGTCGCCAAAGTAGAAGAACTAGAAACTAAAATACAAATCCTTGAAGGAGGAAACTAAATGCTAAAACTATGGAAAGAAATCCTAAAGCGTTCTATCGCTCTCGTAATCCTAAAGGTTAGCGGAACACTGGCTGCTGGCTCCTTGTTCGGGGCTGGAGTATGGACTTCCGTTTCTATCGCTGTATTCATTGGACTTATGGAGATTGCTGAATCTCTATCTCGTGCATACATTGTGGATGGAGAACTAAACGCTGCAGAAGTAAACACTGCATTCGCTTCTTATGCTGAGGCAGATGCTGCAAAGAAAGAGGAGTCAGATAAATAATGGCTACATTTGAAGAACTCGTAGAAGAGTGCCTATTGAATCTGGAAGGCTTTAGTGCTGACCAAGGTATCTATGGAACTCTTACTAACTCAATCACAAGCACTGATACTACATTCCTTGTAGACGGTGCTATCGTTACCGCTGACCAATCTGGATTCAGCACTGGTCTTATTGAGATTGATGAAGAACTTGTGAACACTCGTTACATCTCAGGTTCAGTATGACTTGCCAGAAGATGCCAATGGAGTCATCTCTGTGCAGATAGAAGAACTAGGTGCAAGCAAGCGTTGGGTAGACCTAAAGGCTTGGAGATTTGACAGCACTGGTGCAAGCAACTCTACAACTGGAAAGGTCATTGACATTCCTGGTGGTATTGCTGGTCGTAAAGTCCAAGTTGTATACACTGTTCTACCTGCAACTCTTGAGTCTGGCAACCAGTTTACTTTGAGTGGTCTGCCTGAATGGACTAGAGAACTTGTAGTGATGGGTGCTTGTTGGAGAGTCGCATCGTTTGTTGAATCAGGAAACCTCATTAGTGGAAACATTGACCGTGCATTAGCAGGTCAGCAAACCAACCTAGCGAAATACTTCCTTGGAATGTATTCGCAACTTCTCTCAGAGGGAGAGGCTCGTCAACGCTTGGAGTTCCCAGTGCGTAGACATCTTGTTTATTAGGAGATTAGATTATGCCGTTAGCAACTTGGAATGATACAGGAGTAAACCAATACGACTTCGCTATTGGTGGTATTCCTTTCCTGTCTGGAGTAGATGGGGAAAACAATCTGTATGTGCGTGAATCAGCACAGGTGCAGAAGCAACAGTTTGACAACGCTCGTCAGGTAGGTGAGCAGTCACTCCAGTCTTGGTGGTATCGCAGTCAGGCATCATTTGATTTAGGTGCTGGTCTCAAATACTTTGACATTGTTCGTGATGAAGACTACAACCGTAGGTTCTATGACAGCAAGGGCGTTGATGTTCTAGACAAGATTGGTGAAGTAAAACTTCTACCTCGTGTCCAGCAAGCAAGGTCTAAGGCTGTAGGTGAATACAAGTATCCGTCAATGGTTGCATCATTTGACTTTGAGTATGGAACTACACCAACTAGATACTATGGCTACATCTTTGTAAAGAACAACACAATCTACATGCGTAGCAATGGTGTAGATAAGGGTCCTTACACTCACCTAAATGGTGCAACTGCTAAACAAATCTTTGACATTGAGATTGAAGGAGAAACTCTTTACTATGTTGCACAAGATGGTATCTTCTCTCTAAACCTACAGACATTACAGGGCACTGCTGCTGGTAGCATTACCGCTATTCGCACAACTATCACAGACTTTACTGTTGTTGGTTCCTCTATCACCCTGAATGCTTCTACTGCTATGACTGGCAAGTCTTTCTCATACAACATTGAGCGTATTAAAGACAGATTGTTCTTTATTTATCAGAACATTATCTATCAAAGCCCAGATAGCACTACCCCAACTACAAATGCAACTCGTTTGTATGCTCACCCAAATACCGCATTTCACTGGACTGCCAAGGCTGATGCTCCAGGTGCTGTGTTTTTCTCAGGGTATGCAGGTAAGACTTCTGCAATCTATCGTTCAGTATTAGACCAAACAGGTGTGAATCTATCTTCCCCAAGCATTATTGCTGAACTACCTACAGGTGAGATTTGTTACAGCATGATTACCTACATGGGAACTTATGTAATCCTTGGAACTAGCAAGGGTGTGCGTGTTGGTATCATTACCGCTGACTCGTCTATTGTTCTTGGTCCACTAACTCTAGAATCAGATAGACCTGTCTATGCTCTTTATGCAGAAGGCAACTTTGTTTATGCAGGTGGAGCGATTGCTGATAACGCTTACCCTGAAGAATCTTATGGAACATCTGGCAACACAGACTATGGTCAGAACGCTATCTATAAAATCAATCTCTCTCAGAGCATTGGACAGAACACACTGTTCTTCCCTTGGCAGAAAGATGTATTTGGAGAACACCCAGTATCAAGCAACTATGACTACACTGCGTATGTATCTTCAATCACTAGAGCAGAAGACTCTAACGAGTTCCCTCGTTTCTTATTTACACTAGATTCATTCTCTGGTTCTGCTGAAGAAGGTCTATACAACACTGCACCAGAATCTGGACATCCATCTGTTCCTGAAGTAGTAGTAAACGGTTGGTTGAAAACTGGTAAAATAAGATTTGATACTACTGATAAAAAGATTTTCCAGTATCTAAACATTGGTCTTAGCAACACTGGTGAGAACTTCGGAAACATTGAAGCAAGGTATCTTACCGATGCTGATGCAGATGAAAAGACTTCTACCTATACAAGTCTTGGTGCTCCAACTTACTATGACACTGACCCTAATCTACATTTGATTGAACTAGATGGTAGCGATGCTACGCCACACAACTGGATTCAATACATGTTTATTCTTGGCAAGGAACGCAACGCTGCTGGAACAAACCCTGGTGGTGAGACTAAGCGTGGTCCTATCATGCAGACATACCAAGTCAAGGCTAACCCTGCAAATGTAAAGCAGACTCTTATACAGGTTCCACTAATGTGTATGGCTAGAGAAACTACAAAGAACGGTCGTGTTGTTGAGCGTAATGTTTATGACCGTGTATCTCAGATAGAAGCATTAGAAAAGATTGGTGCTGTTGTTATGTTCCAAGACATTGTATCTGGTGAAGAAAAGCCTTGCATCATTGAGCGTGTCCAGTTTGTATCTCGTAAGGGTGTTGTCAAACAAACCACACCTGACATGGATGGCGGAGTTCTTACATTGACTGTGAGGCTGGTCTAAATGTGGGAATCGTTTCTTCTTAACTGGAGTCAGATAGTTATTGCTCTTGGAGTAATCATCTCTGCACTCATTGCTTGTTTTAGATTCTTTATTCTAAGACCCCTTGTTCGGTTGATTGATGACCGCACTAAAGAAATCCAACCAGAATCTAATGGTGGTTGGTCTTTGTCTGACTTACACAGACGAATGGATAAGATAGAAGCGAGGTTCGATTCACTTGAAGAAAAACTTCCTAAGTCAAGAAGGAAAAAAGAAACACCTGACTCTTAGAGTTCTTGCTGTTCTATTCCTTGCTTTCGGATTTACTTTTCTAAATACCCCTGCTCCTGCTCACAGTGAAACAACACCTGGGCTGACGCAGGATGTATACACCTATGACTCGTCTGCTACGCCAGACAGAGTTCCGTATACCCTATGTAGTACCAGCATTGTTCCTAATCTACAGTTTGATGTAGGTGGCGGAGTAGTTGCTAACTGCCAAGAGGACTTTGTTCTTATCCACTGGTATGGCTACATCACACTTCCTGTTGATGGTGAAGTTATGTTCCAGTCTTGGGCTGACGATGGGTTCTACATGACCTTAGATGACCAAGTTGTTATAGACAACTGGTGGTTGAAAGGTTGTAGCGGAGGTAGTGGAACCGCTGTATTTGAATCAGGCGTATCACAAAAGATAGATGTCTGGTGGTATGAGTATGGCGGTGGAGCATGTAACTTCCTACTCTACAACGACCCTACGACACAGTGGATTCAGGTTCCAGATACTGCTTTCAGTATTGATGCTGTTCCAGTTATTCCTGTAGACCCACCTGTTGACCCAGAGCCTGAGCCTACTGACCCACCTGTAGAACCGCCTGTTGACCCTCCAGTTGACCCTGAACCTGTTGACCCAGACCCACCTGTTGTAGAGCCTGAAGAACCTGTGACTCCTGAACCCCCAGTTGTAGTCCCAGATGTGCCTGAAAAGCCTTCTACGCCCCCTTCAGAGCCCGATTTGCCTATTGTTTTGCCACCTGTTATAGTGCCTGAAACACCTTCAGAATCACTAAAAAGTTTGGTAGACATTGCCCCTGCAGAACTGACACCAGCACAGGTAGAACAGATACAGGAGATTGCCTACGAAGTGTTGGCTACATCAGAACAGGGAAGCCCTGAATACGAGGCAGCCCTAGATGCTTTGTTTGTTACTGCTCAAGCAGATGACATAGAAGTATCAGAAGAACTTGCTGCTGTTCCAGTTATTGGAGCGGTAGCAGAAGGCGTAGTAAACGCCATTAACTTCATAGGAAATGTTGGCTCAGACATGAGTCCAATAGTTCGTGAGAAGTCAGAAAAGATAGTTGTATCTGCTGTTGTTGTGGCACAAGTTGCTACTGCTGCTGTGATGACAACCTCAAGTGTAAGGAGATTCCAATAATGAAAAAGTTCCTCAATGACCTGATTGGTCAGGCATGGACGCTACTCGGAATGTTCGTGGCTTGGCTGGTATTAGAAGGTTCTGCCAGAGATGTGGTTGGCTGGTGTATCATCGGCACAACAACATTATGGATTGCTACATACCCTCTAAGAAAGGACGATGGCGATGAATGAGTGCTACTGCTGTGACTGTAACCAAGATTGCAGAGACTGTACATGCAAAACATGTAAAGACTAAAACCGAATAAAGCGAAACCGCCTAGAAAATGTCAGTAAACTAGGCGGTTCCTTTTTATCCAGGAGGTGTTCGGATAAAACTTAGAAGTTGTTGTACTCCTTGATAGTCATACTGTCACTTGAATAACTGTTGTAGTCTGGTTCACCCATTAATCCAATAGGGCGAACTTCGATTCCAATGAAGTGCTCAACATTTCCTGGACGAACGACTGCATAGCCCTTCTTTTCCAGAGATTCGTAGAACTTCTTACGGTCAAGACCATTGCTCTTACCCTTACGGTAATCACGATAAGAAACAAACGCATCTGTTTTCTTGGTCTTTACAATAGTGTTTGCAGGGTCAGCGACAGTTACATAGTCACTATCTTCTAGCCACTGCTGAACTGGGTCAGATGAAAGCAAGAACTCACGCTCCAACTTTAGAACTTCAGTTGACTTGGTGAAAGCATTACGCTCACGCAGTCCACGCAAAGCAACCATAGCCCTGTTGAAGATACCATTGATTTCGTTGAAGAGAATGTTCTCGTCAAACTTACCAGCAGTAAACTTCTGTAGGAATGGAACTGGTTGCCAACGCTCAAAGTATGCATCCGATGTATCTGACGATGACCATAGTTCGTTAGTTGAGAACAACAGGGTAGCCCAAGGTTTGAATGTGAAAGAGTCTTGACCCTTACGCTCACCTTGGATTGAGTCTCCACCAGTAATCTGCTTTAGCGTTCCAGAGTTAGTAAGGTGGCGTTGGTGGATGTCAGCATTGATGTTTGCTAACTTACCGAACAAGGCAACAGGTGCGAACTTATCTGTGCTTAGTGAGTGCAGGTCTTTAGAAGAGTAGTTCTCTTCGCCAATACCGTGCTGAATCACACGCAAGAATGTGCTCTTACCATTACGACCTGAACCAACTAGCAATGGAACAATGTGCATTGGGTTGCCAGACATAAACATGTAGCCAATGATTTCCAAACCAAGTTGTTCGTCACCAGGTAGGACTTCACTTAGCCACTTGTCAAAGTTAGGGCAGGTAGCAGATGGGTCATACGAGATGTTCAACTGAACAGTGCTCATGTAAGACTGGTCATGTGGCAGGATGTGTCCTGTCTTCCAGTTATACATACCATTCTTCAGGTTGATAAGGTGCTCGTCTGGATTATCTGTGATGAACTTTCTTTCCAGTGTAAGGATTGACTTAAGGTGGTCATTCACTAGAGTTTCATAGTTCTTCATGTAGCGTTCTTCAAGCATGTCAGACAGAGTAGTTGTGTGAACACTTGGGTTGTATACCCAGACACCATCAACATAAGACCAGTAAGCACCAGCCTTATCAATGGCTGTGTTCTCTGCTAGGTCTTTAGCAAATGTGTGTGCTTTGAATACGCTTTTCTTACCAGTCACCTCAAAGTATTTAGCAAGTGGGTTGCCAGACTCTTGCTCAACTTCTGCTGTTCCGAACTTACGGATTGCATTCTCTAGAGCATTAGTCCATTTAGTCTGGAACTCTACAGTGTTGTAAGGTGAACGAAGATACTGGCTCTCAAGAAACTTGATTGCCTGATAAGAACCAGAAGAACCTTTAGCACCCTCACGAACTAAAGCGTATTGAGTATCACGCATAGTGTCGTAAGAGATGTCGTTACCCTGCATGATGTCAGACATTACATTGCGTAGTGCAGTCTCAACACCAAATGCGTATGGACCTTCAGTGGTTGCTTGCAAGTTATCCATCCATACAGATGGCTTACCTTCAAACGCTGTTTCTTCTGATACCTCGTTGCGAATAGATGTTTTCCAAATCCACTCTGGGGCATCTGGTAAAGCAACCAACTCTTCTTCGGTTGGGATTGGAGCGTTGTCTGGGAAGTGAATGTAACCATTACCTACACGGTTATCAACACCACTAAGACGATTGCCATTGTAGAAGATACCACCACGAGCAGTAAGGTCTAGACCCTGTGCTTCTTCTGGAACCTTGAACCATAGGTGTTCCCCATTACCTGACTCACTCTGATAGCGAACGGTAGTCTCAGGAATCTCTAAACCTGCATTATCAAGAGTGACATAGCCATTAGAGTTTGTATGAACATCAATGTCAAGAAAGACCATTGGGGTCTTACAAGAACCAGATACGATTCCGATTAGTGGCACACCATCTTGGCGACCATCGTGCCAGTATGAAGTGATTTGGATTGGAGTTACCAGTGGTGAGTCTTGGCTAGTCATTGGAGACTTGCGTGTCTTCAACTTTCCATTAACTACCTTTTCTGCTGGTGTCAATGGAACGATTGCTAGTCCAAGTTTGTTTAGTGCTAGTGCTCTTTCACGAGCGATTTGCATTGGAGTTTGGTTAGTCATTAGTTATCCTCACCTTTGCTGATAGTTGGGATAGCACTTGGTGTATAGACTACCTTGCCACCATTGAACAGAACTGTTCCACCAACTTGGGCGATGATGCACTTAATGTCCGAGAATGGATAGAGCGTTGAGTAGTCGTAGGTTTGTTTGTAGTTCTCCAACTCTTCCCATGACAGTTGTCTTGTTTGTGTTGGGTATGAACGGAATGAATAGATACCATGACGAGTTAGGTCATAGTCTTCTGTCTTGAATGTTTTGCCACTCTTCAGCGTGATGTATAGAGTTCTGGTCTTGCTGATTGATGACATGATTTTACGAATCTGTTTGTAAGATTCTGAAGTCAAATACTGACCTGAGTTTAGTGTGCGTAGTTTCCCATCACGAGAATACTCCCACATGCTGTTGAACTCTGGAACGAATCCAACGATTGGTGCTGTTGTAGTTGGCTCTGCCGATTCTGGTTCGTGCCAAACTGCTTCTGTTTGTTTTTCCATGGTTTATAACCACCTTATCTGTATCTATGCCAAGCACTCTGCTTGGACTTCTTTGTTGCTAATGTAATGGTAGCACAAATCTATTGGGCTGTGTTTTGTGCTGCTAGTTTTCTCTTGTTCTCCCAGAACCTACGGATGTTCTCCGCTCTAGTAACTTGTTCTAGGTGCTTATAGTTTACACACTTAGTGTTTCCACATAGGTGGTCAATGGTCATCTCTGCTTCCAATGGTCCTACCCACTCTTGGTATGCAACACGGTGAGCGAATACGATTTTGTATTTGCCCTGTGCGTTTCGGTCGTTGCTAGACATTTGAGGGTATCCAGTTCCAGGACGGAACGAACCCTGCCATACATAGCAACCTGTCTTCATGTCCCATGAACTCATTCTTAGGATGCGTTCTTTCAGTGGAACTACTGTGCGTGGTTTACGCTGTTTGTTTGTTGCGGTCATTTTATTTCTTCTTCCTAGTCAGTGGTCTATTGTCTGACTATACTAATGATACCATACTATTTATCCAGTGTTTGGTAAACTGGTAGGTTTTATAATAAATCTTACTGTTCTAAGCCTAAACTCACAGGTTTTTCTCAGACTTCTCAGTAAATCTACCGCTTCTATCCTTGCTGTAGTGCCTGTAAAGCGATGACTTATTCTCTGAGATGTGCCTGAAACCACCGAAGGTGTCCCAGTCTTGGAAGAACTCACGACACCAGTCCTCGTCATAGTAGACGAAGCCTGACTCCGATACGACAAGCAGGTATCCGTGGATAGCACCCTTGTATCTACCATTCTGTGTGAAGGTAATCGCTCTTCCGTTGTATCTCTTATTTAGTTTTGCTGCATTCTCTGCTGATAGTTTCATAACTACTCCTTTGGTTAGGTCCTCCCTAGAACTATGATGACACCAAAAGAAACTCTTGTCTCACTAAACTCAAATAAACTTTTCTGGATTGATGTAAAATAATAAGTGTGGGTTGTATAACTCATTGCTCCTCCTAGAGCCACTCTGTCTGGTCCCAGAGAAGTGCTCCGAGATTCCCCCTGTTGCTGCTGTGCAGGGGGTTTCTTGTTAATCAAAGTCTTTGATTGCTTTAGTCTTCTTGGCTTGACGAGTCCTTGTTCGCTTGTCCTTCTTGTTCTGATGGTCACCAGTCTTGAACCCCTGCTTGGTTAGAAGTTCAAAGAGCCAGTGACCCTCAGCCTTTTGTCTTGCCTGTTGTCTTTTATTTGACATTGAATGTATCCCACCAACCAATGTTCTTGGCTTCTTGACAGCAACAATGAGTAGAGATACCGTGCTCTTCACACCACCATACCTCTGTGTGTATTGGTTCAGTCATCGTCACTACCCCCACTTCCTACATCAGACCAATCAAACAAAGCCACGCCAGAAAGTTTAGTGAGCAATCTCTCAAGAGCCCTGTGTAACTTCTGGCTGGCAGTGTCTGTGTTAACTCCGTAGTATTTCCCTATGTCTTCGTGTGTCATTTCGTTTTGGTATCTCATAGTAATGATTTGAACATCGTCAGTTGATAGACCATACAAAGCAGACGATACATCTGCAATGATTTGCAATGCTGTTGAGTTGATTGGGTCTTCAACATCTGGTTGGCTGAACACAAAGGGTAGCGTATTTTTTATGATGTCCAAGGTGTAAGAGTTATTAGCATGTAAATCTCTTCCCACCTTTATACTTGTTTCTTTCTCGCAGTAGTGTGCTGCTTCTCTCTTCAATGACTTGTATAACTTAGGACTAAGACTTCCTTCGTCACGCCATCTTTGTAGCGTAGTAGTATCTCTCTCTGCACACCAAAGTATTAGGTGGCTTACGAGGTCATCTCGTTCTACAACTTTCCATCTGCTTGCGTAGTATTTACCTACCTTTTCGCAGATGCTTATCTCTTCTTGTCCAAGCATTTCTATCCTTTCAGGTAATCCCAAACTTGTTGTTCAATCGTTGGGTCATTACCTATGAACCGCCATTCGCCTTTGACTTTCTGCCATCTGGCTTCGGAGTTCTTGACAAACACTGCGATAGTGGTTTCGTTACTACGACCACCACCCCAGAACAGTCTGTCTTGCCTTATCTCTTCTAGTATCAGAGCCTTTAGTGTCTCTGCTTTATAGAAGTAGATTAGTTCTGTATCCCGATTGATGTAAAAGACATCAGCCCCACGCACAAGAGGAGTAATACCTGGATTGTAAGTGTCAGGATTCCCAAACTTTTGTGTCGCCTTTGTATTAAAGCGTTCACGAATGTTGCACTCATAAAGGTCAACCCCATTGCTAGATAGCCATTCGCTAGTAAGAGAATGCCCACCACTGTGGATAGGATTACCTGTATCGTATTCACCAACCTCAATGAAGTTGCTTTGGTAAGCACCAATGTTCTGGCTTTTACATTCGATGTATCTGTCTGTGCCATTTCTATAATCTCCTAGTTCAATCTGAGTTTTTTTGTCTGTGATTTCCGTGAAGTGCAGTTGGTAGTGTTCCGTAAAGGATTTGAAAACTGCTTTGGACTTCTCTTCTTTCCAAGCGTTGTCTCTGTATCCTTGTGTCCGTGTGATTCTCCTTTCATAGGGGCTATTCACTCTGCCCATCTACTTCGGGAGCAGGTTGCTCTTCCTCAACAGGCACTGGACTTGTTGGGAATGTTGGTAGGAACTGTGCTGCATCTTCAGGAGTTAGGATTCCATCAGCAACAGCACGAAGAGTTACCTCGTTCTGGTATGCCATCAATCCAGCAGCGACATCATTAAGGGCAGTCAGGTAGCCCTTGTTGTATTCAGACTTCTTAACCTTTGGTGGAACATTGGTTGTCATCTGGTCGTACCTATCCTTTAACGCCTGTCCAATGCTGGCACAGAACGCAAAGGTCTGATTGGTTAGAAGGTAAGACATCTGTCTAGCAGACATCGTTGGGGCATCAGGGTCAAACTCTTCCTGTGCTTGCTCTTCTGTAGGCTCAGTGGTTTCTTCTACTACTGGCTCTAGGTTTTCTTCGTTACTCATTGGTACCTCTTTCCGCTTCACGCTCTTTGCGTTTGGCTATTGATTTCTTTACATTGTCCCTGTGTTTCTCAGGGTTTGCATCTCTCCATTTCTTGGCGATTGCATTGATGCGTTGGCGGTTATTGCCTACATACTCTTTATGTCTAGCGTTCCGTCTGGCTTTAAACTCAGGGTCGTTATGCCAGCGGTATGAATGATAGCAACCATAACAACCATGCTTAGTAGTCTTTGGTCTATCAGAATGCTTCTCACATACCTTGCCTTCGGCTAGCAACTTGGCTTCCCAAGTCTTTCTGTATTGTGCTTTAGTCATTTTTGTCTCCTAAAATACCTTCCTCAACCTGATGTTTTAGTTGGTCAATGGTAAGGTCATGTGTGTCTGCATACATCTTGGCATAAGTGATTGTCTCTTCTATGATTGACCAAGTGTATGGTAGTTGGCTCTCTGGAACACCCTCAGAATCAATGCCTCTGCGTTCCCAAGTTGTAATAACAATAGGACCATAGATACATTTACGATTACCAAGAAAGCCAGTGCCAACAAGATTGAGCGGTGCTTCACTATTCGCAAACCACATACTCAAATCAGGGCTGAACTCATACCTTCCTATTTCAGTAGTGCCTAACCAGTCAGCAATGTTGTGTATGCCAACTCTCTGGTCTTTACTGTCTATGTTCTCAACTCTCAAGGTATCTACCTCTAAGTCATCGTGAACTACTATTGCGTATGTGTTCATAGTTTCTCCTTAGTCCCTACCCAGAGCAGCCCATCTATCACAGTTGGGTTATCGTGGACTGCCCTGAGTAAGAAGTTCATTAGCCCACTCGTCTTTCTAGGCGGTTTAGTTGGTCTTCGGTCTTCTGTAATCTCTTCTGTAGTGCCAGTGCATAAAGCACGGTAACAAGATTGGCTACAGACACCAGTAATACTGCTATCGCTTCCATTACAAACCTCCTAACAAGGTGTTTAGATACTCCTTGATGTCTTCTGTAATCTCTGGGTCTTCTGTAATCTTGGCTTCTACTGCTTCTAGTGCTTCAGCAAATCCTCGCATCAAACCTTGCCTAAATGCGTAGTCCAAGAGTTCTTTTAGTTCTCCAACAGTAACTACCTGAGTAGCATTATCTGGTAGGTCTGTAGTCTCAATGGTTGGGGTAGTAGATGCTGTAGGGGTATCACCTGACACAGTGTATTCTCTTTCCAAGAACTCCCTTGCTGCATCTATTGCTGCTTCACCGTCATTCGGGTCAAGAATACGGTCTTCTGGTTTATCGTTCATTTGAACCTCTTCCTGTAGGATTTTCCTACACTATTATTATAAGCACCGTTTATGAAAAAATCTCCATAAACTAATGAACTCACAAGAACTATTCTACCACACACGGAACATCTTTATTTGTTATTAGAAGCCACATCGGTAAGGTAAGAACCACAACATCTAGTGGTAACAGCACACCACAGACACAAGATGTAGGGCTATCCTAAGAACGCCCAAGTAGAAGGGGGGTTTGAGGGGGTCTCCCCCTTAGATACTCAGAGAAAGGCAGGGTATAGAAGAAGTAAATAGAAGAACACATAGAGGTATAAACACTAGAAGAATAAAGGGCTAAGGCTGGTTATCTTTGTTTGAACAGATAGTTATTATAGAGATTTGATAAGGCTTCATTAGATGTTTGGCTACTGCTAGTATCCTGGCAATGGAACATTAGATGGATGGCTGATAGATTGTTTGGCTACTGTGGACACTCACATTATCCTCCAAATCAACGCATAAGCCAGCAAAACCCTAACAATGCTAACCAAATGGTTTCATAGCCTTTATAAACTCTTTTATTCAACTGTGTGCGGTGGTAGATGTAGCCACATAGCCAGGGTATTTGTTTGATTCGTTATCGTAAACGCCCCTATAGTTATACACAGCCTGTGGATAAACCTGTGGATAAGTTAGTTTTTTGAGGTCAAAGTTAGTATCAAGTTAGGTCCAAGTTAGGTTTTTACCTCCTCTGAATGCCTTATAAACAAAGGGAAGTAGCCTCTAAAGTTAGTATTGTTAGTCTTTTTCTTATAGAGTTAGGAAATAAAAATATAGTAGTAGACACTATAGATGACTTGGGAAAACACTAACTTTACTAACTGAAAAGCAAAAATCCCAGTAAACATAAGGGATGTAGCCTCGTTGAAAACCTAACTGACACCTAACCTAGACCTAACTTTAGGTTAGTTTTTTAGGGCTATCGCCTATTTGGTCAGGGTAAACATAGAACGCCCAAGCCTTATTGAGAATCATTATCATCAGTGGTAGACGCAGGTAAGGTAGCCACGGTAGCCATAGTAAAAGTAATAAACGCTACTGCAAAAAATACATACATGGCTGACACCCCACAGATAAATAGTTACGGTGTCTCGCTAATAAACCTGTAGGCGTGGCTAAGTTGTTTGACCCCCCGATTATTAAATCGGAGTCAGATGTCAAATGGTTATGAACAAACATTTCTACCGCAATCCAAACTGGTAAAATAGCCTTATGATTCGTGAAGTGTGTTCGTGCTCTGCTGAGATAGAGACTGATGAGGATAATGCCTTAGCCATTGTGGAGAAGTGGCGTAAGAAGCACATTCATCAGATGCCTAATACGAGTAGTCCTAGTTTTTTTGATTTGTCTTCTACCCATGACATTGCTCCTGGGTTTCAACCGCCTAGTTACTTTGAGGATGAGTAGTCAGGAACACCACATTTTTTCCCTATACTCCTTGTGAATAAACAGTTTGGTAGAAATACCAATAGGGTCAGTGCCTGTCCTGATGTGCTACTCTTCCCACACAGAACGGTCTGAGGGTCTCGGTGTGCTGAGGTGGGTCTCACACCAACTAACTACATAGGAGAAATACATGCCTGAAGCGATTTACATTGAGCCTTTTCCAAAGGCAAAGCGTGGAGACGAGTTTAAGAACTTTGCGTCTTACCGCACTAACCCTCATAGAGGTGTTGACTGGAGTGTAGCAGGTGGTAGCAAGATTAAGGCTATTACTGGTGGCACTGTAATGGAGGTTGGTGAAACCAAAGTCTTGGGTAACTATCTCATTCAGTCAACTTATGACAAGCACTTTATTTTGTACGCTCATTTCCAAAAACCGTCCGAACTTAAGCAGGGCGATAAGGTTGTTGCTGGTGAGACCATCGTTGGTCTTGTTGGAACAACTGGTACCGCCTCAACTGGAAATCATTTGCATGTGACTTACGGTATCAAGAAGAACCTTATTACTGCTGACATCAAAGACCTTAGAGACCTTTGGGAGCGTTTTAAGTAATGCCGAAGAAAAAAGATTCTCGTCTTGAGCGAGTAGGTGTTTCTGGTTATAACAAACCTAAGAGAACTCCTAACCATCCAACTAAGAGCCATGTTGTTGTGGCTAAGGAAGGTGACCAAGTAAAGACTATTCGTTTCGGTCAGCAGGGTGTGCAGGGTTCTCCTGATGGCTCTAAGAGGAACGAAGCATTCAAGGCTCGTCACAAAGCAAACATTGCCAAAGGCAAAATGTCTGCAGCGTACTGGGCAGATAAGGTGAAGTGGTAGTTATGGAAAAAAAGTTCTGGGATTCTAAAAATCCGAAAAAGAAATCTACGCCTTTAACGCCTAGGCAGAAGGCTGAAGCAAAGGCTAGAGCAAAAAAGGCTGGCAGACCTTATCCCAATCTTGTGGATAATGCTGCTGTCAGCAGAAAGAAGAAGAAATAATGCCAATGAAAAAGAAAATGAAGGTTGAGAAGTCAACTGGAGAAAAATACAAGAGTGCTAAGTCTATGAAGGCACACGAGAAAAAAGAGTCTATGTCTGAGCGTATCAAGGAATACGGTAAAGCAGGGGCGAAGAAGGGTAAGAAATAATGCCTACCCCTAAGAAGCCAAAGCGTGTAACTAAGTCTGATGTTGAAAACGGCAAAGAGATGATTGTTGCTAAAGCAAGGGGTGAGTTGAAGTCTGCTGTTTATGATGCTTACCGTGGTCCTAATGCCAAACTTGGTATTGCTGGTCAGCCTGAAGGTCCTATGGCAAGAAAACTAGACAAGGCTAGACAGTCGTTGCTTGATGTAAACAAGTCTGTTGCTGAGTATGGTCGTTGGGCTAACAAGGCTCGCACAGACATTCCTGGGTATAACCCAACTGCTCCTGTCATTAAAAGACAAAAGGGTAGTAAGTAGGGATTACTCTTGGCTAACTACAAGAAAACTGGTGCTGGTGCGAAACTGAACGCCACTGAAGCCAAGGCGGAACTTAAGAAACTGCTCTATCAGGGTATGTCTATTAGGGATGGTCTTGCTCAGATTGGTCGTTCAGTTCGAACCTATGAGGAATGGCGTAAGCGTGACAGAGAGTTCGCTGACGAGATTACTCGTATCAGGGGCGTTCTTAAAGATAAAAAGAATGGTCTCTATGACGAGATTCCTGTTCCAGATTTTCCTGAGTTTTGTGAAGTGTATTTAGGGAACAAACTGTTTCCACACCAACTTCAATGGTTTGACATGCTTGAGGGTAGACCTCCTAGAGAACTGCATCCAGCGATGACTTATGAAGAGGGTAGACCTTCAAGGCTTATTATCAATACTCCTCCAGGTCACGCTAAGTCCACAACTATCACGGTGAACTATGTGATTTGGCGGATTATGAAGAACCCAGACTTGAAGGTTATTGTTGTATCTAAGGCACAGCGTTTGTCTGAGCAGTTCTTGCTACAGATTAAAGAGCGTTTAACTAATCCTCAATACAGCAAACTGCAAGAAACTTTTGGTCCTCCAGGTGGATGGCAGGAAGGTTCTGCTTCTTGGAAGCAAAGTCAGTTCTACATTTCAGGTAGGTCTGCTGAAGCGAAGGACCCTACAGTTCAGGCTGTTGGTATTCGTGGTCAGGTCTATGGTGCTCGTGCAGATTTGATTGTTGTGGATGACGCTATTGATAATACAAATGTTGGTGAGTATGAGAAGCAGATTGACTGGCTACTAGGTATCGTAGGCTCTCGTCTTGCTCCAAGAACAGGTCGCTTGCTTGTTGTTGGAACTCGTATCGCTGCTAAGGATTTGTATTCTGAGTTGCGTAACCCAGATAGATACTATGGACAAGCACAGCCTTGGACTTACTTGCTACAACCAGCAGTTCTAGAGTTCGATGATGACCCTAAGAACTGGAAAACACTGTGGGCGTATAGCGATGCCCCTGCTGACCCAGACGAAGAACCAGATGCAAATGGTTTATACAGACGCTGGGATGGCGAAACGCTAAAAGATTTGCGTGATGGTATTGCTCCTGCACTATGGAGTCGTATTTATCAACAGGAACAGGTAGCACAGGACTCTGTGTTTGACCCTGAGCATGTGTCTCGTGCTTGCCAAGCAAGACAGACAGGAGACATTCCAGATGACGAGAATCTCGGAAGAGATGGTGGTATGGATGGACTCTACATTCTTGCTGGTCTTGACCCTGCTTCTACTGGCTACACTGCTGCGGTGGTATTAGGAGTAGATTTACAGACAGGTAAAAGACATGTCATTGACATAAGTAACCGTGCTGGTTCTAAACCAGAGGAAACAAAGGCTCTGATTAGAGACTGGACTGACCGCTACGGTATCAAGGAATGGCGTATCGAAAGAAACGCTTTCCAAACATTCCTTACTCGTGACCCAGAAATAAATGAGTATCTGGCTTCACGAGGAGTAATGCTAACTGAACACATGACAAACAATAACAAGCACGACCCTAACTTTGGTGTAATGGCTATGAGCACTTTGTTTTCTCAGAACATGATTACACTACCTAGGTCTGACATTCAGCGTGTCAAGTCGCTGATTGAACAGTTAGTTACTTGGCAACCAAACCCACCAAAGGGCATCAAGACAGACATTGTTATGGCTCTTTGGTTCGCAGAACTTAGGGCTCTTGAGTTAGTTTCAAGGGCTGAAAGAAAAAACTATTTCCGTAATAGTCCCTTTATGACTAGACAGGACATGCAAGATAGAGCCATTGTTGGTTCACAAGATGCTGTTTATGTTCGTAGTTACTGGGGGAGCGGATTCTAAGGAGTCATTATGACAATAAACATTGAAAACATTAGCGACCGTTTCACACGCATCCGTAATCGCTATTCACAGCGTGATTCACGCATGGCTCAGGTTCGTTCTATCCGTATGGGTAGGATGTCTGAAGTCGCTCCAGATGTGTTCCCAGAGACTGGACCGTGGCAGGAACCTATCGTAGCCAACATCATAGATGTCGCTGCTCGTGACATGTCTGAGATGATTGCTCCGCTTCCTACATTTACTGCAGGTAGCATGACCATGACATCAGACCGTGCAAGAGAGATGGCATCCATCAAGACTAAGGTTGCTCTCGGTTATGTAACCAACTCTGATTTACAGGTGCAGATGTATACCGCTGCAGACCAGTATGTCACTTATGGTTTCTTACCTATTCGTGTAGAGGTTGACTATGAAAGCCAGATGCCAGTTATCCGCACACTTGACCCAGTTGGATGCTATCCAGAGATTGACCGCTTTGGTCGTGTGGTATCACTATTCCAGCGTGTGCTTGTAAACAAAGACACTCTTGCAGTTCTATACCCAGAGTATGCTGTCAAACTTTCTAAAGAAAAAGACAGAGGTCTTTATGGCGGTAACGACATTGAAGTTGTTATGTATCACGACAAGGACTGGGACTTAGCATTTATTCCTAGCGTTGGTGGTCAAGGTATGTTTGGCACTGACACAGTTAAGGGAATGATTCTTGAGAAGACCCCTAACCCAATCGGCAAAGTCATGGTGCGTATTGCACAACGCCCAGGCATCTCTGACATTCCTCGTGGTCAGTTTGACGATGTAATCTTTGTGCAGATGGCTAAGGCTCGTCTTGCACTTCTATCGCTACAGGCTGCACACGAATCTGTAAACGCTCCACTAGTTGTTCCTATGGATGTGCCAGAAGTTCCTATTGGTCCTGGTGCCACTATCCGCACTAACAACCCACAGGGTGTAGGTCGTGTTCCTCTAGAGATTCCTGCTGCTGCTTTCCAAGAGCAAGCACAACTAGACCGTGAACTACAACTTGGTAGCCGTTTCCCAGAAATGAGAACAGGTCAGACCAACGCCAGCATTGTTACTGGTAAGGGTGTTCAGGCTCTTCTCGGTGGTTACGAATCACAGATTACCGCTCACCAAGCAATCTTTGCTCGTGTACTACAGGAAATCATTTCGCTATGTTTTGAAGTTGACTGCCACATTTTCAATGATGTAAAGAAGTCGCTTCGTGGTTCTATGAATGGAACTCCATTTGACATTGAATACACACCTAGCAAAGCAATCAACAACGACTACAGTATTGATGTTCGCTATGGTTTGATGGCTGGTCTAGACCCTAACCGTTGGTTGGTCTTTGCTCTACAGGCTCGTGCAGAGAAGATGTTCTCTCGTGACTTTATGCGTAGAGAACTTCCTGTTGACATCAATGTTGAAGATGAAGCCAGAAAGATTGACATTGAAGACCTAGAAGAATCTGCTAAACAGGCTCTGATGGGTTATGCACAATCTATTCCTGCTTTGGCTGCACAGGGTCAAGATGTTCAAGGTCCTATTAAGGCTCTTGCCAAGGTTATTGATGACCGTAGAAAAGGTAAGTCCCTTGCTGATTCTGTTGTAGAAGCGTTTACTCCAGAGCCAGAACCAGAAGTAGAAACACCAGAAGAACCTACAATGAGCCCAGAAGAAATGGCTATGCAGGAAATGATGGGTGGTATGGCTCCAGAAGAACAACTACCTGAAGGAATGACCCCACAGGGCACTATGCAAGGCGTAGCACCTGGACAACAGGGCATGGCTCCTGGTGGTCAACCTGACCTAATGACCCTTCTAGCAGGGCTTGGAGCAGGTGGAAGACCTAACCTTGGGGCTTCTGTCCAGCGTAGGACTGCTATTTAGTCAGGAATACTACAGGAAAACCCTATACTAAGGGTGAATAAATCTATCTTTGAGGTAGTTCCTCAATGAACATTTAGGAGATGAAGATGGCTGAAAACCGTGGTGGCTACAGAAAGCCCGAAAATCCTGCACCAGTATCAGGTCCAGGTAAAATGAGCAAGAGAACCGATGGTGGTCCTGCTGATACAAGACAAGCACAGCAAAAAGTCACTGGTATGGCTTATGGTGAGAATCAAGAACTGAATGCTATTCAGGCTCAGGCTCCACTTGCTGCTGCTCAGGCTATTCCAACTGGCATTCCAATGCAGGAAGTCAAGCCAGTTGCTGCTCCTATTCCCCTATCTGAACCAACCCAAAGACCTATGGAACCCCTAACTGCTGGTATGCCTTTCGGTCCTGGTGCTGGAAGTGAAGCATTAAATCTACCTAACCAGCAAATCACACAGGAAGACAGACAGAGAGCATTGCTTGTTCTCGGTGTTCTGCAAGACTCTATTAGTAGAGGTGCTGCTACCCAAGGAACACTCAACCTTTACCGCCAGTTGAGGAGTGAACTTCTTTAATGAGTGCTAATGACTACGGTGCTTGGAGCGACAGGCTAAATACTTTTACAAAATACAATACTGGGATTTCTGCTATTGATAAAGCGAACTCTGGTGTTGATGTTAAGGCTTCTGGTAATGGCAGTGCTCTTCGTATTTCTTCTGATGAAAGAAGGAACAACCTAAAGCCAACTTCTTCTACACCTTCTTCTACACCTTCTCCTACACCCTCTCCTGCACCTTCATTTCCTAAAGGATTTCAGAGAGGCTATAAATACACACCTACCACTCCAGCAGAAGGTCAGGATTTCTGGGGTGCTGTTGGAGACATTTTATCTATACCCCTTCGTCTAGGAACATCTTTACTCTTTACTCTAGGAACAGGTGCTCAGGCAGTTCGCCACTTGGTTGATGCTGGACCTGAGTTCTCTTGGGACGAACAAAACGCATGGTTAGGTAGGCAACTAGAAAAGTCATGGACTGACCCATGGGCTACTAGCATGATTTTTAATAATGAGGGCTTTCTTGAAGAAAGAGAAAAGCCACATGCTGATTTAGGAACAGCACTTACCTATGGTGTAGGTCAGACAACAGCATTATTAGCAGACGCAGTGGTTGCTGGAGTATCTGGCGGAGCGATAAACATTTCTGGCACTTGGGAAAAACAAAAATCTAACCAAGAGGCAATACAAACTTTTTCATGGATGTCTAAAAACTGGGGTATCAGTTTTTCAGAACTTCAGTTTGACCCATTCTCAGTAGGACAAAGAGCAACCGTTACTGGTGCAGAATACAATCCTGATGGAACTCTAAAGTTAGATTCATCTGGTAGACCTATTACTGGTTCTGGATGGACACCAGGAAATGTAGCAACACAGTTTTTTGGAAACTTTGTTGGTGGTCTAATCCTTGACCCACTATCCTACATACCGCTCTCTTGGTTAGGCAAAGTTGGAAAAGTTCTTTTCTCAGGTCGTTTTCTAACTGGCGTTGGTGAAAAAACAGTTGCTAAAAACATTGCCACAGACATGAGTGAATGGGCTGGCATTGCTGGTCTTGCTGATTCTGGAGTTAATGCAAGTGGTCGCTACATTACTAAAGAAGCAGCCGAAGCAGCAGCAGAACAAAAACTGCGTTACTGGAACTTTGCTAAGTTTGCTGCAGAAAATAATGCAGATGTAATCTCTCAACACACAGTAGTTAAATCAATCACATCTGGAGAAAAAGAAAACATTGCTTGGCTATTAGGTCAGGCAAAAACAGAACAAGAAGTTGCACAGATTATTCTTGCCACTGAGTATGGTTCTCAACGAGCATTCCAATCTCTTGTATCCAAACAACCAAACATGAAACTTGCACTTGACGAGTTTATGGATGGTGGCTATCTGGCTCGTGGTGAAAGAAACGGAAGCATCACAACCATTGGAATGCTGGATTCACTAGACCACCCAGAGTTTTTAAAGTCAGTAATAGAAGCATCTGACCTATTAGCAAAAGACGAGTTCTCTACAGTATTGTCTAATCTTATTGTAAAGGCTGGTCCAGAAGGTCTTGCAGGAAATACGGTTATCCGTGAGTTGATGCCATCCAGATTTGGTTTTATAAACAAGTTTGAAGGTGGAAAAGCAAAGGTTGGTTCTTTCTTTGTTCACGGTAAAACACACGATGGCTCTATCCGTGTAGAACGCAGTTTCGGAAATGGAACATCATTCTTATACCACCAAGTAGTTCGTCCATTTCAGACATCTGCTAAAGGAATGATTGACCTTGAAGACCCATTAGGCGATGCATCTCGTAAGTTCTTCGGAATGCTAGGAGACATTGACCGTCTATCTGGCAGTGCTCTATCTAATGGTGGCTACAGAGTAGCGTTATCAAACGCTTGGAGAACTGCAACCACTCCAGACGCAAAGGCAATGGTAATCCAGAACGCACAAGAACTTGGTCTTACACTTATTGCAACTAAACAAGGATTTAATAAAGAAACAGCAGGAGCACTTTCTTCTATTCTTATGGAAAAAAAGAGAGTCTTTACTGAAAACCTACAGCGTGATGGTGTTGTAGTTATGAAAGAAGGCAATCAGAAGATTGTCTATAACGACCCATTCATGGTTAATCAAACTCCAAATAAAATCAACATCTGGGATTTCGCCAAAGTAAGAGATGAAATCATTAAGGCAAAGCCACAGATTCTCGCAGACTCGCCAATCAAATACAACGCTGCTCGTGCTGGCGTAATCTTTAAAAATGGAACGGTATCTTTCTACAACTCCATCGGTGCTCTATTCCAATCAATCGTTCTATTCCGTGCTGGTAGAACTGCTCGTGACATGTTCCAAAATGGTGTGTCATCTATGCTTTCTGGTTATGGTGGAGCCATGGCAAAGAATGCTATCAACCCTGCTCTTCTACTGAATGCAGTTGAAAATAATGCGAGTAGAGCAATAGCAAGAGAAATGAGAATGAATCTTGCACTAAGGGGTTATGCAAGACCAGAAAAGATTGAACAATCAATCAAGGCTCTAGATGACCTAAACATCGCTTTGCTTGAACAAGAAGGTATTCGTTTAAGAAAGATTGTTCAAGATGTTGCTAATCAAAAGATTTCAGACATTCCTTACGATGACATTCCTAGATTCCTTGCATCTGCTCACGAGTTAAGTGCTGCATCTCATTACCATGTGACTACTGATAAACAAGCGTTCCTTGACCTTAATGTTGGTGCTAAAGAGTTTTCTACTAGAGGCATTGCCACATTCGATAACCAAGATGATGCCCTTAACTACATCAACAAACTTGGAACAGACATCAACACTGCCAAGGCTTCAGACTCACTTACCCTTCCAGACACAGTTGGTAAGCGTATCACCAAAGATGTGAGAACTAAGGTTGAGACAGCCATTGCTAATGGAGAGATTATCCATGTTCGCCTTGCTGGTCGTGGTCGTAAATGGCAACTACTTGACACCAAGAAGTTCCGCAGTCAAACAGATGCAGACATTGCTAAGTATGAGATTCGTGTTGTTAGCCCTAAAGATGCTGGAGGAATGACCAAGGCTGATTTGCTTGCTGCTATTGACCGTGGAGATTCAGTATGGGCATCTCGTGCAGGTGAAAAGTATAAGCCTCTAACTAGACCAGAAGTTGAACAAATGACTGATGTATCTAGCCTTAGTGGAAAAATCTTTGCTAAGGGTCAGATACCTAAAATCGTTGAACTTCGTTCTTATGGAAAAGAAATACACCTAGGGTCAATCAAAGATTTGCCAGAGGAACTGGCTATCAAACTTGGAATCAAAACCCAGAAGCAACTGGATGCTTGGATTGCTTCTAAGGGATACGACAATCTAGGATTCTCTGATTTAGTTGCTATGTCTAAATACAAGGCTGCTCGTTTTACAGTTACTCAAGATGGAAAAACTATCTCTATTCTTAATCCCTTTGCTGCTGATGCAAGCGGAAAAGAAGTAAACGAGGCACTAGTCATAGCGGTTATTAGAGACCTAGAAGAAGCAGGTGTTGACTGGACTGGAATGTCTTTCCTTGCTGGTCAAGCCACACTTAGAGATAAGTTGGTTGCACAAGGCTGGATGACAGCCAGAAAGGGTGCAAAACCAATAAGGGCTGATGAACTCTCTCAGATGACAGTTGGTCAGTTGACTGATGCTGGTATGTTCTCAAGAAGTCTTATAAACCGTTTAGGAAAAAATGCTAAGGCTAAGTTAGATGAACTGGAAACATCAACTCTTCCAATCAACGCAAAACTTGCAAACCTTTACGGTGTTGGTGACAACGAACTTCTACCTGCAATCCTTGCTGTGAAACAAAGTCTTACAAACAACATTGCTCAGATGGAAGTATTACAACAATCTCTCATTAAGAGCAGGGCAACTTGGGACAAAATAAATGCTATTAAGGCTAACCGCAAACACTTTGAAACTGATGGCACTATCCGTGTTGGTCAGGAAGACTTTGCTCAATCATTGGCTGGCATTGAAGGAGACATCTTCCTAGGTAAGTTGGCTAAGAGCGTAGAGGATGTCCGTTTGAGAGACTCTTTATGGAAGCCAATGGATGCTCAACTCGTAACTCGTGTTGTAAAGCCAACCGAGGTTGGTTATTGGGATTCATGGGCTAATGTCCTAAACCGTAACTTTATGCATGACGGTAAGTTAGACCCAGTTGTTCGTTTGATTATAGAAAAACGAATAGCAGGAGTCTACGATGAAGATGATTTAGTTCTTGCAGTTAAAGAATGGCTGAAGACAACAGAGGGCAAGAAGTATGCAGACGCTGTTGGAGTTGGCAAAAAGTATTCTGTAGTTGGTCCAGGAACTGAACAGTTCATTAGACCTGACAAGGTTCGTTTTGAGCAACTTAGTGCTGAAGACTTTGCTGTTATGAACATTAGAAATGTTGATAACCATGTTGGTCCTATTGCTGCGGATGCTCCATTCCTAACTATAGAAGAAGCACAAAAATACATCAATGACCTGAGGCGTATGGGCGTTGATGTTGGAGACATTACTACTGAACGCATTACTGCTGAACAATGGCTTGATGAAATGGCGGTAAGTCAAAATCTTATTGCAACCAAACTTCTAAAGGGTGAGGAAATAAGCCCAACAGAACTACAGGCATACCACCTCGGTAGAAAAGCAGAAGGAGAACAGGTTGGTGAACTCATTGCCAATGTTGACATGTCTACTCGTTATGGTGCTATAGGATTGCCAGACATCTGGGCTAGTATTGCTGACCCATCACAGAGAACACTAACTCAAAGGCTTGGTCGTGAGGCACTTAACAAATGGAATAAAGCAATCACTGACTATCCACAGCAAGTATTTTTCCAGATGCCTATGTTCCATGTTGCATACAGGGAAAGCCTTGAAAGACAGATGATTCAAAAGGCTACAGCCAGAGGCATCGGTATTGATGATGTAAGAGTTACTGAAGCAGAGAGATTGAACATCGTTCGTAATGCTCGTCAGTATGCGTTAAACCAAACCAAAAAGTGGATTTATTCATACACTGATGGAATGGAGATTCGTCAGGCTCTTGCTGCTATTGTCCCATTTGGAAACGCATTCTTATTCTCAATGAAGTCGCTTGTAAATGGTGCTCGTTATAATCCTGCATCAGCAGCACTAATGATTTACTGGGCTAACAAGTTAAACAACAACACTCACTGGGTAGACAAGAACGGAAACCCAGTTGGATTCGATGAACGAGATGAAAACGGTGAGCGTAAGGCTGCCTATGTTCAGGCTTCACTACCTGAGTGGTTCACAAACTCTCTTGCAGGTGGAGAAGTAAAACAGATACTATTCAACCGCCAGTCCTTAGACCCAGTATTCCAAGGTAACTATGCAGACATTGGCGATACACCTATTGCTATTCCTAATCCACTGCAATCATTCTCGTTGATGCCTATTCCAACTATTGCTTTATCAGAACTTGTTAAGTCTGAGGCAAAGCAAGGTGGCAAAGGTCCAGCAACTACATTCACTGAGTGGGCTAATAGGGTTCTACCATTTGGTCCATCATCAACACAGTGGTCTTGGGATTTACTAATGCCAGGAAACACAGCAAAACAGTTGTGGGATTCTCCTAAGTGGTGGAATGAAGAAGGGCAAGGTATCTGGACTCGTTCATACCTAAACTCTGTTCAGTATGTCAATGGTCAATACCTACTAGGCAAGTATCCAGAGATTGATTCTCTACCTAGTCAGGCACAAAAGGATAAGGCTTTGCTTCAAAAGGCTAAAGATTATACTGGTGCAATCTTCTGGTTGAAGGCTTTCTCTGATTTTGTTTCACCAGTTGCTACTACTTACATTACCCCTGGAGACATTGCTCGTAAAGCATACAAGTCTAATCAAGACAAGGCACAAGCAGAGTTTGATTCTTACGGAACAACCTATGATGAACGCCTCAAGGTTTGGGAGAGTAAATACGGTAGAGGTTATACAGTAAAAGACATGGCTCTATACAACACTATGTATGAGAATGAAGAGTGGTGGGCTGCATCTATTAGCCCAACATTTAACCAGTATGGTATCGAATACAACACTGATTCGTTGACAAGACTTGAACGCAATAAGGGTCTAATCAAATCAGTGCAAGACTATGGAACCGTTGTTGGAATGAACGATGGCGACATTAGAGATGTCCTAAGTTGGATTGTTAATGACGGTAGAAGAAACCCTGGTGCTGCATTTGACGAGAACAGTTATGCTGCTCTACAGAGTGACTATCTAAATCCAAGGACACCAACTGAATACTCAACATACATTCGTATTCAGCGTGGTTGGTATGCCTATAACAATGGATACACAATCCCTACTGCAAGTGGTCAGGGTGAGAAGTTGCCAGGAATCAAGTGGTTACAAAATAACCTTATGAATCCAACCGCCAACCCATCTGATACCGCTGAGATTAAACCTTTCTATTATCAAGGAAGATACATCAGTGGAACTTATGGCTATTGGAAGAACAAACTAACCAACGCTCTATACAACGACAAGCAGTTTGGTGCTGTTTGGCAGTCAGATAAGAAGAAGGCTATTGACCCAAACAAATACAATGACCTTGCTGGAGTTTGGCAGTCAATCATTTGGAATGGCTATGGTTCAGACGGTAAGCCACTATCAGGAAACACAAAGGTAGAAACACAACTAGACAGAGACATTGCTACATTCTTGATTGCTAGATACAACAGGCAAAAAGAACTAAGAGAGCGTGGACAACTTACTGGTAGAGGAACTCTCGCCCAGAACCCAGACATCAAAGATGCTTGGTATAACGATTTAGAACCACTTCTAAACGGAAGCAACCCAGACTTTGAAGACTGGTATTACAACTTTAGATGGAATGAAGATTCCCTAAACTAAGGAGATTATTATGGTAGATGTAAATGTAAGAACAGAACTCCCACCACCACCAGGTAGTGACAATGGGACTGAAACTGAGCAAAGTAATGGCTCATTCTATTTCAATGGTGTTCCAAAGAAGGACACCGATTGGAAGGTTCATAACCTAAGCCCAGAGAGCGTTAAGAAAATCAAGGCTGCTCTTGTCGCTTCTGGCTATTTTGATAAAAACATTACTGACAATGTGGCTAGGTCCGCTTGGCAAATCATTATTAACTACGGTGTTGAAAATGGCTATGACCCTAAAACTGGCAAAGCAAAGAAAGACTGGGACTTAAGTAAGCACCTTAATGAAGCAGCCAAGTATGCTGCGTTTGACCAGTTGGCTTACTCAACATTTGGTTCCGCACTTCAGTCACCACCTAATGAAGCAGCAGAAAAGCAGAATGCTGAAGATTATGCTATTGCTCTTAGAAGGTTCGCTAATGATAATGGAATCTTTATTTCAGACACTGAGATTAATAAGAAGGTTTCATCAATCATTAACTCCTCTGAAACAAAGCCAGCAACACTTGAATCGGTAAAGCAATGGTATCGTGTCAACCGTGTCGCTCCAAAGTTTAAGCAGTATGCAGACGAGATTATTTCAGGTGGAGACCTGCGTGACCTTGCAGGAGATTACCTACAGATGATGGCACAAACACTAGAGATTGACCCAGACACAATCAACCTTGCTCGTGAGATAAATAGAAGTGGAAGTCTATTAAATCAAGCCCTTGTTGGAAAGAAAATCAAAGACAGTAATGGCAAAGATGTCGTAAAGACTGTTGACTATACAGACTTTGAAACACTACTAAAGCAAGACTATCGCTGGAAATACACAAAGAATGCCAATGAGTCTATAACGACTCTGGCTGGAAACATCCAGAAGATGTTTGGATTCTAAGGAGAAGATACTATGGCAAGTCCAACTACACCAACCACCCCCATTTATGACCCTGCTGATAAAAATAAGGATGGCTACATAAGTGAGGCTGAGTTTAAGGCAGCACATCCAGATAAGGTAAATGCCTATGAAACAATCGTAACCATGTTTAGTGCGATTGGTATTACAGGAGACATTGACGATGTAAACTCTCTACCTGGATGGATTGCAAATACTATTAAGACTGACCCAACTCTTCTTGATAATAAAGCACTATTCATGTCAGAACTATACAAGAGTGAGCCATACAAACAACGCTTTAGTGGTCTAACTGAAATCAGAAAAAACAATGCATCTAATCCAACCAATCCTATGGTTGTTCCTAGTGAAGCAGAATACCTGCAGATGGAGAGCACATACAAGCAGATTCTTTCTCCAGTAAAGAGTATGTATGGTGCAAGCATTAATGCGGAGATTGGTATGTTGATTGCTAAGAACATTTCTCCTATTGAACTACAAGACCGTGTAACTGTTGCCAACTCATGGGTAATGTCTCAAGACGCTAATCTAAAGGCTCAACTCCAGACCTATTATGGGATTGGAGATAATGAACTACTAGGCTATGCATTGAACCCTGACCTTGGTTTATCACAGATTCAGAAGGCTGCTGGTGCTGCACAACTCGGTGCTCAGGCTTTAGCAAGTGCTGTTGATTTGAACATGAAGCAAAGTGAAGACTTGGTAGTCGCACTTACTGCAGGTGGTATGGCTAAGGATGCTTATCAGGCTGGTCAAAAGGCTGCTGAAGTATTACAAGACATTGCATCTGGAACAGCCACTGCATACAACCCACTTGCTGGAAGCCTAACTGGTGTCCAAAGACTGGCAGGTATGGAAGGCACCCAACTCGGAACTTCTGAGGTATTAGGTGCTGCCCTAGGTGTGAACACTGAGGCTGCTACTAAGATTGGTGGACTCAAGTCTCGTGAAAGAGCAAGGTTTGAGGGTGCTTCAGGTGGCACAAATGTTCTAGCAGAACAGGTGTCAGGAACTGTATAGGAAACCCCTATACTCCTTATGAAGATAACTTCATAGTATTCCATCTGGACCTGCCAGCCCCAGAGGATAAATAAGTCTGGTAGTAAGAGCGAATGGTTCTTCCCCTGGAACCCTTCTGGCTTGCGATAAATCTATTTAGGGAGTATGAAAATGCTAAATAATGAAACTGAATACGACTCAAATGACGAGTATGAAGGCGAGACTCCTGCACCTAACAATGGTAAGGGACTACGAGCCCAGTTAGAGTCAGTTCTCGCAGAAAAGAAAGCCCTTGAAGACCAAGTTCTTCAGGCAAACAATGCACTAAGAGAACGCAGTATCTCAGATACATTGGCTAGCCTAGGCGTAAATGCTAAAGTTGCCAAGTTCATCCCAAGTGATGTGACTGATAAAGAGTCCATCGAACAGTGGATAACAGAAAATGCGGACATCTTCGGTGTCCAAACTGGAGGCAATGAAGTAGTTGCTCCGAAAGTAACTGTTGACCCATCAGCAGTTGCTAGTGCAAACAGACTTAGTTCGCTAAGTTCTGCAGCACAAAGCCCAAGCAAAATCCAAGACATTGAGGCTCGCATCGCAAACGCAAGTAGCGAAGCAGAACTCAAGGCTCTATGGGCAGAAGCAAAGGCTTATCTACTCTAAAAATCTAATACGATTATTGAAAGGTCGTGATTATAGTGGCTGCTCCTAATACAGACTCCGCTACGCTGGTTAACCTAGTTACCACAGCATACGACCGCCAGGTTCGTCTCTCGCTACGCTCAGTTCCAATGTTCCGTAGTGCAGCGACTACCAAGGTGGTTGACCAAACACACCCAGGTTCATCTGTGGTGTTCAGCATTCATCCAGAAATGGCTGTTGCTACAACTGCACTTTCTGACAACAACATTACTGACCCAACAGGTGTTGCTCTGGCAGATGTGTCTCGTGTTACCGTTACTCTGAAAGAGTATGGTAACTTCACCGTTGTTTCAAAGGCTCTTCGTGAGTTCGCTTTGGACAACAACCTAGATGGTAATGTTGCAAACCTTATCACCTATAACCTAGCCAACTCTATTGACTATGTTGTTCGTCAGGTGCTTTACACAACTAACAACAACTTGCATGTCTTTGCTTCTACTGGTGCCCTTTCTGTTAAGACTGGTGCTCAGTTGACTACAACTGGTCTAGGTGACACTCTAGTAAACACTGGTGTTCTAACTGCAAACGCTATCCGTTATGTAGTTGCAAAACTCCGTGCAAAGAATGTTCCAACCGTTGATGGTCAGAACTATGTTGCATTCATCCACCCAAGCGTTGCTGCTGACTTCCGTGCTCAGACCGCAACCAACGGTGCATCTGCAATCTGGGCTGCTCCTCACTCATTCGTAGACAGCGAAGGCATCTACGCTGGTGAAATCGGAACATTCGAAGGTGTTCGCTTCATTGAGACTCCTCGTGTTCCTGCTCCTGGTGACATTCTTCGTGACCGTGCAGACGCTAACAATGTGACTCAGGCTGGTTACACTACCTTCGTTATGGGTGCAGACGCTTTGGCTGAAGCAGTATCAGAAGAGTTCGGTGTCGTTCTTGACGGTGTGGTCGTTGACCCACTGAAGCGTAGAATGGCTATCGGATGGTATGGTATCGCTGGTTGGGCTCTCTTCCGTGAAGACAGCCTATGGGCTATCAAGACTACAACCGCCTTCTAATAGCGGTCTAAGTCTTTCGTAGACACCTAAGATTAGGGGTCCTGGTCTTAAGGGATTGGGACCCCTTTTCTTCTTAGTAGGAAGGATAAGAAACTATGACACTAGATGAATACAATCTCTTGGTTGCGTCAGGCGTAACTACATTCAATGTCTCGTATGTAAACACATACAGCGGACTTGGTGATGACCGCCTATTCCAGCGTGGAACTTTCCAAGTTGCTGGTGATGTTCTTATCTTTGCTGACGGTAGCGTATTGGTTTCTGAGATGGAAACATACGACCCATACTTTAATGAAGCGGTTACAGTAATCCGTGGTGCTAATGGCACACAGACGGTTAGTGCTTCTGATGCACAAAAGATAGTTGATGCTGGCTATCCAAATGTGCTTGTTTATACCATTGAGGTTTATGACAATGGCACAGCATCCACAAACTTCACTGGTGTTGAAACTATTGGGGAAGCACTCTCTAATACAAACTTCACTGGTATTGAAACTATAGATGGTGGTGTTGCATAATGGCAATCAAAAGACTTCAAATGAGGCGAGACACTGCTTCAAACTGGACAAGCAATAACCCTACGCT